AATCCACCACTTTCTCGTAAATCTAGCTCTGTTATGCCTGCTGGATTTTGATTTAAAGGTAGATCCATGATGCCTGATGCCTGAATTGCGTTCTGTTCTGCAGTATCACCCATAGCATAACCCATTCTACCACCACCTGCTACCATAAATCTATTTTGACCTGGTAGAGATACCATGTCATATATACTTTGAACCTCATCTGCCCCTAAACCTTTATACTGCCCATCTGTTCCATAAAAATCTATAATTTCAGGAGCACTAAGTTTTAATTCTGGATCACCACCAACACCTTTACGTTTATAGTCTTGTATCTCTTTTATAGCACTTGCAGTTTCAGGTGTTGCAACATCTTTTTTTACAAATGTACCTTGTTTTTGAGTAGGCAATCCTAAATCTATTGCAATTTTATTTAACACGTCTGGATTACTTAAATCTGGAATTGTTCCTGTAACTCCACCACCAGCAATAACTGTGCCATCAGATAATACTTTATTTATAGTATCACCGTAACCACTTTTTCGATTTATCTCTTCTTGTATTCTTCTTTCATCTTCACTTAACTCCGCTGCACCTGCAGGTGTAAAAATCATATTACCTATATTTTTTAAAAGGCTACCTATTCCCATTGCTTGTTGTACTTTAGTAGGCACTTGACTCATTCCAAAAACAGCTGGATTAACAAAAGGTGTCACAGTTTTAAATATTGGGTTTTCTCTTATTTTTTTAAATAAACTTTTTTTAACTTCAGGTGGGGGTGCGCTTGTTATACTTGGTGGTCCACTAGGTCCACCATTTCCACTACCTCCAGGTCTTTCAACAGGTCCTGTTCCTCCACCTTGATAACCACCTTTACTTGGACCAACATTACCTTTTGAATCAGCAACAGTTCCCATATCAGAACCACCACCAAAACCTATTCTGCCACCTTCTGCATATCCACCAGCTCCTGCTGTATATTCAGACATGTCATTAGCCACAAGACCTGGTATTTCTGCTTCATCATAACCTAAGTTTTGATAAGCTTGAGTTAATTTACTTTCTAAAGCTCCTAAATTTCTTTTTTGTATAATCTCTTCTTTCTCTTCTGGTTCTAATGTTGACAACACTCCACCTAAAACTGTTCCTATAGCACCAACTTTTAATGTATCTCCAAGAGTTACATCAGCTGCTTTCTTAGTTAGTAATTCACCAAGTCCAAAATTTCCAAGACCCCCTTCTAAAAACTTTAAAGGACCTTTTCCAGCTAATCCAAAACCACCTAAAGTTAAAAGACCTAATTTACCTGCATCAGATTTTAAAAAACTACCAATACCTTTGGCAATACCTTTAACAGCTTTTTTAAGACCACCTAATAGTGCTCCTTGTCTAGGTGCAACTTGCATAATTCCACCTCCCATTCTTAGCTGTCGTTCCATTTGTCCTCTAGTTATTGGCATAATCTCCTATCTTATTTTGTTTCTCCAAATAAATCAAGACTAGGCATGATGACTTTTACATCTCTTCTGATGTCTTCTTCAGGCACTCCTTCAGCCTTCCATTCTTCATCGTTTTTGTACACCTTACCTGTCTTTAAATTACTAATTGTTTCTATTATCTTCTCTGGTTTTATCTCTATCATTACGTTACTACCTCTCTAGGTTTTACCTCAAGTATTGATGCTACTACATGTAATTCATTAGCATCAGCAGCTTGTGCTTTTAAAGCTTCACTTTCTTTTAATATTAAAGGTTGGGTTAATAGTTCTACTGTTGTATTTGATCCAACAGCTTTAGCTTTAAACAAACTAAATATGGTCCCTGATGAATCAACTAAAGTTACATCAATTGTAGTTCCTGATCCTGCATCTTCTGATACTAATATAGATTTTATAACAGCAGTTGTTGCAGAGGGCACTGTATATACAGTAGTTAAATTTGTTGTAGTCAGATCTGACTTTGCGTTTAAAAAAGTATTTGCCATTAGTTTAAAAAGAAGTTTTGTGCTTCTACCTCATCCTTTAAATCTTGTTGAAACGTAGTATTTAATTTTTCGACAATAGCATCAAGATCTCTAACTTGTGCATCAGCAACTTGTTGAGAATATTCTTTACTAGGTCTTGTTAATACTTGTACTATCTTTGCCATTAAAAACTCCCTGAAAATCCTGTTGGATCTCTATCGTATTCTGCTCTACTAGAAGCTCCGTCAAATTGGCCACCACCGCCACTACCGGAATTATTATCTCCACCACCTGCATTGATGTTTTGTAGTATTCTTCTTTGTGATTCTTGTTCTTCTCTTCTTTTTCTTTGTAGGTAATCTGATGGATCTTCTATTCCTGTATTTGATTTTTGTTCTGCTAAAAATGCTCTAACTGCATCTTTTCTAGTTTTACCTGTTATAAAATCTAAAAAACCACCTCTTTTAACTGGATCTTGTTGAAAGTATCCAGGAAATTCTGGAGGTGTTTTTGCACCAAAGATTCCTTCAAGCAATGCAGAACTAGGTGTGCTTAATCCTAAATTTGAAACATTCTTACCTTGTTCTGTTTGATATAAACCAGAAACTACATTTCTATATGTTGGTATAAGTTCTCCATTTACAACTTCATATCTTACATCGTTTTTATCTAAATTGTTAAAAAGACCAAAACCAGTTCTTGGTTCATCTCCACCACCTTGATTTTGTGGGTACAACAATGCTAATTGTTCAGGTGTTAATCCAGGAGCTGCAACAGTTTCTTTTTCTACAATTGGCATTGATGCTTGAGGCAATGTAAATATACCAGAAATATCTGGTAATGCTTGATTTAAATATTGTCTTGCTAAATCTGCTAAAGTCGCCATTATCTTCTTCCATCCGGTTGTATGTCTAATCTAAACGTACCAAGTTTCCAGCTTTGAGATGTCGTTGTATTTGCTATCTTTAAAGACACTGCTCTAGCTCTTGCACGAGTATCTACTTTACTAGTAGATGAGCTAATTGTAAAGGGTCCTAATGCTGAGCTTGCTTGACTATCGTTTGGATAATTACGTAATTGCAAGGTTACTTGTGTATTACCTGTTTGTGATAAGAAATCTGGTACAAATCTTCTAATTTTCATAATGTGTTCACCATCACCTCTAAATGTTGCAAGTCCTGTTGATTGACCTAATTGAGATCTTTGTTGTGTAATATCAAAATCTCCAGATTGTATATTAGCAGTAATAGCTGTAGTAGTTCCTTCTGCAACTTGATCAGTGCCTTTTTCATGTTCGTAGTAAATTGTACATCCATCTGTATTACCTACAACATCATAAGAATCATTACTATCTGCATCATAATCAGTTGCGTGTGGTAAACCAAATACTGCTGAGTCTTGCCATGTTCCACGAGCTAATGTTCCTGTTGTCCATACAGGTCTTTGTGGAGTAGAATCAAAATAATTATAAGTTACACATCTATTAATGACTGTAGAACTTTCTGTGCAATAAAACCAAGTAATTTCACCAAACAAATTGTTTAGACCTACATTAACTAATTGACCTGCAGTCGTATTTAAATCGTTATATACAAAGTCTTCTACCAAACATAATAAAGATTCTAGATTACCAGCATATTTGAAGAAACCATTTTCTGATATCCAATAAGCTGTACCATCAACTTCGATTGCAGCGTTCTGTCCAATCAGTCCACAGTTTGTACCAACCTGTGCAAAACCAAAAGTAAAGGGTGCACCGATGAAACGCATTGTAAATAATGATGTGTCTGACCAGATATACATTGCATCCCTACCTCTAACAGCTCCTACAATTCTAGAACCATCGGATAGTCTTTGTGTACCTGCTGTGTTAGTTGCTGTAGGTGTGTATGTGTTTATATCTTCTTGATCCGAAAATCTTATAAACATTTCATCTTGTGTTGATGAATCTCCAATAGTTGTTTCTGTTCCAAAAAATACTAAGTGACGATCTGGTGTAGATACTAACATATCTCTTGATGCAGTTGGTGCACCAGATATAATAGTTGCTCTGTTTCTTACAGCGTTTGTTGCGTTTGAATCCCATTCAAATACTTGTGCATTATGTATTAGTGCAATAATCTTATCACCAAAATTATCAATGCTCCATAAACCTGGATCGATAACTAAATCTCCTGATGCAGCTTCACCCCATCCAATATAGTCTGAACTATTTGTAACAGCAACACCTGCATTATGTGTTGCAGCTGTTGTATTTCTAACACCTCTTGTTACACCTGTTAAAACACCAGAGGATATACCTGTATAAGATATTTCTTCTGTTCCTATTTGTACAAAGTTTGTACCTGATGTTGGAAACTGTGATGCATCATTTAATTGTATGCCTGTGGTTTGAGATGCATTAATACCACTTGTTAAACTAGTAACAGCTTCTCCAGCAACTGTACCACTCCATTGACCAAGTCCCCAACCTAATCCTGGTAATTGTTCTGCAGGACCAACCGGATAGTAGTGTTGAACCCTAATACCTCCAGATGAACTTGCTCCACTACCTCCTTCGTTTGAAGGCATTGTAATTGTAATACTTGTAGAATTGGGCACACTTGTGACCATAAATTTTTTATCATCAAAATCAGATGCAGTAAAATTAGAATTTGTAATTGTAGAAAAATTATCCAAAAGAACTATATCTTTTGCTGATATGTTGTGAGCCCCACTAAAAGCTATTGTAACAACTGCTGAACCATTTGTAGTGGTAAAACAACTAGATAAAGTAGTTGTGCTTTTAATTGGGTGAATATCATAGAATACACCACCATTGTATGCGTATAAAATTCTGTTTGTACCAATGATTGAAAATTTTTGTCCTGATTTATTGACAATGTGATGCATTTTTCTTGCAGCACCTGTTATTTTGTTTTCACCTAATTGAGACCAACCACCTATCTTTTCAGGTGTGCCATATCTAAATCTTACATTATCTCCATCAACCCATTGTCCTTCAGCTGTGGTTTCTGTAATCTGTTTATTGAATCCAGGTTGAAAACCTATTTTTTGTAGCATATAACCTCATCATATTACATGTTCCGTATTGGTGGAACACCTAACATCGGCCTTTTGTCGAACCTATTCTTTTCAGCAAAAGGACCATCTACATGGTTATAATGAAGAAATACCTGCGCACAGACATCACCTTCAAGTGGTTCTCTCCAATGTTCTAGTTCACAACCACTATATACTAGCATATCCCCTACATCAAGCAAGACTTTCGTGCCCTCTGGAGCATTGGGTTTATGTATCTGTTTATACTCGTCTATAACGCTGTCAGCCCCTGTACCATCGATAAATATAGGCCATGGATCTCCACCTAGGTTTAATGTGGTAGATATTTCACAAGAAGGCCTATCTTTATGACGTCTTAATATATCACCTTTCTTGTATATTCTAGCGTACGAATATGTAGGTACTAAATTAAGACCTGTTTCTTTGGCCATGACTGGTAACATTTTGACTAACAATGTTTCCATAACTTGATCTGCATAATGAGAATATGTATTAGGAACTTGTTCATCAGACCAGGTTCCGTGTATTCCTGTATCATACGTAATATTGTTTTGATACATCCATTGAACAGCATCACGTTTAAGTAAAAAATAATTAAATATAAAGTTAGCTAATTCGTAGCTAAGTGCACCTTTGATTACTTGATATTTATTGAAAGCCATGTTGTATAAAATTAAAACTTACTGATATTCTTATATCATTAGATAAATTAGGTTCAACATTATGCCAAAGATAAAATGGAAACATTATAATTCTACCTTCTTTTGGTTCTAAGTGAACTTCTCTCCATAGTTCTTTTGGTGGTTTTCCAGGTTTTCTTACAGGCATATTTAATTGCGCTCCTGCTCTTGGTTCATTACAAACTAAATTACCAGAGTCTTTTGGAGCCTTTACATAATACACACCGCTAAATAAACTATTAGGATGTATATGTGGAGCATTGTACCCACCTGGTGGATTTATATTAGCCCACATATTACCTAACATTGGTTCTCTATCTAACCATTCTTCTTTCCATATGTCGTTCATCATTATAAATAATTCATTGACCAAAGGTTGAAACACAGGCATCTTATGCATTTCAGTTGTTGAGTGCCAACCATTACGATTTGTTTTCTTTACACCTGGATCTCGTTTAGACCATTCAACTATCTCATTGGTAAATAATTGATTATCTAGTTTTACATCCTTGCCATATATATTTGTTGGAAAAAATTGTTCTTTAATCATCTAAATGGTTTACCTCCAAACCAAACAACAAGAGATTGTCTAACTCCACGTTTTACAGGATTAACTCTATGATTTAAAAAAGATGCAAATACTATTGCATGACCTTGTTTTAACTCTGCAAATTTACCCGGTGCCATTAGTTCTAAATCTCCACCTTCAAACTCTGATGGATCATTTAATAATAATGTCATTGATATTTTTCTTACAGGTGGTTCGTGTTGCATGTTTACATCACAATCCATATGCCAATCATAGAATCCGCCTTCTGGATACTCTGTAAACTGAGCTTGTTCTGTAACTTGTATATCTCCAAAACCAAAATGATTTTCATTTGCTTTTTGTATAAAGTTATTAAGATCACGATACATGTGAGACATTTCTTTAAATGGTATCCAAGATATTGTTGTAACTCTTTTCTTTGTGTCTGTGCCACCTCCAGGTTTACCCATACCAACTCGTGCTTGTTGTGGTGGTTGACGTCTACCAGATTCTATAATCTGTCTACATTGATCTGGTGTAAACAATGGTGTGGTTGTTTGCACAATCCAACTTTTCCATTTAGGTTCTGTGATGTGTCTATTTTCGTACATTAACTTACTCCTCTATTTCTAATTGGGTCGTACTGCACATCCATGTTTGCAGCTAACGTTCTTCTGTACCCTGGTCCATTAAACGGATACACCGTGTGTCTTATGTCATACGGAAATATAAAAAAATCTCTCTCTTTAATTTCTGGTTGATAATCTATATTTGCAAATTGACCAGATGCTGATCCTAATATTTGTAGTCTACCATTTTGTGGTTGACCCGGTGATGAATACTCCACACCAAAACTTTGTGGTAATTTTAAAATCATTACACTAGATAAACCTGTAAACAATGTTCCTTGATGCACGTGCACTGGATTATATTCGTGTTCAAACATTTGATTAACCCATACAGAATTAAAATGCATTTCATATTCTCTTACTTTGTTCCATTGTAAATAATGATTAAATTTTTGATGAAACCATTGTAATACGTTTTGTGGTAAATGATTGTGTCTAGTCATCTTTTCACTATCTTGACCATCAAAAAACAAACTATGTTCTTTTTCTATTTTACCAACTAACTGTTTATTAGCTGATTTTAATTCAGGATATTTAGTTTCATAAATGTGGTTAATAGTATTGAATACATCTAATGGCACTTGATATCTTAATACTGATTGACCTAAAAATATAAATTTAAAATCTGATGTGTCCATACTTTTCTTTTATCCTTTCTGGAATTTTTTCTATGTAAGGGTTATACACTTTTCTTACAGGTCCATCAAATAGTTTATGCATGTTACTACCAACTACTCTGTCATCATAAGATAAACCATTAACTTTTACTTGATCTAAGTTATTAAATCTATGATTAAAATAAGGTTCACCTAAAAACTCATATATTTTTCTAAACTCTTGTTCTGAGTTTGTAACCATGTCATCATATTTTACATAATGACAAAGACCTGGATAATTATATGAATTTTTTATAGCTTCTAAATCTTTTGCAACGGCACCTTCTCTATTCATAATCATACTTAATTTTTCATCATCATTTTTACAATTGTATCTATTAGGAAATGCATCAGAGTTTTCTGTGTACCATTGCATATAACTTGCAAGCACATCCATTAAATTTCTAAGTAGCACAATACACTTAAATGGACGTTTATAATGTTTTTGCATCAGTGCTAAATTACCAACAGTTGTAACAGGACCTCTATCTATAATTATTCTTTGTGGCCAGTCTTTATAATAATTATCATATACTGCATCTAATACATTATCTAAAGATTTATGATCTGGATAATTATGAAACACATCTGTTTGTTTTAACAAAAACAAATCTTTTATTATCTCTAATGTAATAGAGTTAGGGGTTGCAGCTATCTCAGGATTCTGATTCATAATACTTGCAAATAAAGTATTACCTGATCGTGGCAGTGCAACTAAAAAAAATAGTTGTTTATTTTTCTTTGGCTCCGAGGTCACTAGTTAATTGTTCTTTCTTGTTGTAAATCATTTCTCCTGATTTTTTAACTCTTTCTATTGTTTTTA